CTTTCCAACCTTCAGTCCCACTTTTTCTATCACCATTAACATATGTCATCATTACTTTATCAATATCTCCGTTAATATCAAACAGTAATTCTCCAGTTTCAGAGTATTTAACTAATTCATCATTATTGATATCACTTCCATTTAACGACCATATCAACTGCCCATTCTCCTCTCTTAAGTCAAAATTATCTCCATTGTTTTTAGCAATGTCATTCATAATTTCTAATCCTAAATTCCAACTTGTATCATAGTTTATTGCTCCAGCGCCATTATTGCTTACTGAATTAGCGGACATGTAAGGATTCATATTAGCTGTAATAACACCTTGTGTTTTAGCGATTTCCTCTGGGTAGTTTAACAGCAAAGACATTCTATCTAAATCATCTTTATCAGTACTTCCATATAGATCATAATATTCATCTCCCCATTCTCTTAGTTGACGTGTCATTTCTTTGCTAAAACCTTTTTTAGGTTTAGCGCTGCTAACAGCCTTCTGCCATTCACGGTGTCCTTTAAGTTTGTCTATCTCTGCTTCTTCCTGTAGCTTTTTATTTTTAACTTGATTGTCAGTATTTTGATTATTCAAGTCTTTAAATAAACTGTTAACCTTATCATCAAAGCTTTTTATAGCTTCATTTATTGCTCCGCTAGAGGGATCTATTATCTGTCCTGGTTGTCTATATGTTCCCATTGTCTATAAGTTAAGGTTATTCGTATTGTCCAGTAGCGGGATTGTATATAGCACCTGGAGCTACAGAATAAGTAGAGCCAGAAGGATCCATTCCACCAGTAGTTCCTGTTGGAGCATCTCCATAACCCCACATCCCCTCACCTGTTGGAGGTGTAACACCAGAACTTGACGACCCTCCAAAAGAAGATCCTAAATTCATAACTTGTCCTGGTATATTACCTATAGCTGACCACATTTGGCTTCGTTCGTAATTCTGTTGAGCTTCAGCTTTATCAGTTAATGCTTGAGCTCTATCCATATCTACAGCAGTTCTAGCGTCTTGAGTAGCGAATCTCCATTGTTCACCTGCAGCTTTTTGCTGTTGAACAGTCATAGCCCCTTGAGCTCTTAATCTAGCATTACTAACTTCTTGTTGTTCTATACTAGCTGATATATTTCTTTTACTTTGTAAAGCAGCTTGAGCTAATGCGGTTGCTCCACCAGCACCAGCACCAGTTGCTCTTAAAGTGTCTAACGTATTTGCCAAAGCAATATCTGCTTCTTCAGCTTGAAACTCTGCAGCTTGAGTTGCAACACTTAAATTAGCATATTGATTGCTTACGTTTTCATAAGGATTTTTTATAGCCTCTCTAGACGCTTTTAAGTTAGCTACTGCTTTCTGCTGAAACTCCATATCTGATTTAGCTTCCTTAGCTTTTTTGCCAGAAGATATTGCGTTAGCAGTACTTGCGGCAATCGATGCTATTCCTCCTACCGCTGCGATAGTTGTTAATGCTGCCATATTAATTATTTAAAGTTTTTATCATTTCAAAGGACGGATTTTTATCAACATGCCATCCCATTTTCTCATGCGTATTTATTAATTTCTTTGTTCTACCTATTGAAAACATGTATTCATAACCTAAACTTTTACAAACGTTTTCACATCCATCAATCAGCAGCTCTATCGCTGACTGTCTGTCATCTTCACGGTAATCTGGATCTGATACTATCCATTCTAATAAAGCTCCCTTAGAGTTCGTTAAATAAACAAACCCTGCTACTATAGGTTTATCACCTTTTTCTACTATAAATCCTCCAGTGCCATCTTCTGGATAATAACTTTTAGGCATTACCTCCCAATCTGGCCATTGCTTCCACCACGAAGCTAATGTATCAAAGTCTTTGTCTGTAAGTCTACGTATATTTAATTCCATTTAATTTAATATGAAGATGTCACAAATTTAGATCCAACTGAAAATAATTCTTTCATTCCACCTAAATCAGTTGTGGCATCTGTTGATAATTTAACTGTAGCAAAATAACCTTTAATTCCACTAGAAGCTGCGCCAAATATAATTTCACCTGGTCTTGCAGCACTAGAGTTAATTAAGTTGGCTACATATCTATTTTCTTTCCTATCAAAACCTGCTCTGTTAGGTATTCCATTTTCAGTATATAAACCTTCGGAATAACTTTTTACAGTTGCTGTAGTATCTTGATACTCTTGATTTAACGAATTAACAAAATCTGTGCCTTCAAACCCAGACTTAAATTCATCAACCTCCCATCCATTACTTCCTTCATACGAAACTGTTTGGAAGTTCTTCATTATTGATACGTTAGGGTTGAATACTAAAGTAACATTTGAATCGTTACGCACACTATAAAAAACACCTCTCGTATTTTGAGTTATTTCATCGTAGTGCTGATATACGTTTGAATCAATAAATGAATAGAAACTATTTTTTAGGCTATCCATGAAAATAGGTTTGTAACTATAAAAACTAGTCCAACCTAAAACAGACTCATCAAATGACAATGTATTGTAAGTAGAAGATTCGGTTGATAACCATCTAGGTTTTGACTGTAAAGATAGTGTATAATTGTAGCTGTGATTATCCCAAGCACCAGGTATATGAGATTTATATTCATAACCAAAATACAATTCTGTTATGTTTAAAGATGGATCATTCCAGAACAAACCACTATTAGTATCTACACCTTCACCAGGGACAGTAAATCTCCATACACCGCCACCTAAATCGGTTATTGAATCAAAGTAAACAGGTTGTTGAAAGTTACCAGGAGTGCCAGTAGCTACTTCAACAGGTCCTAAATTACCGTTTGTTAATAAATAAGGTGTAGCACCTATAGGTATATTAGGATAACTGTCTGATAATATACTTATAGAGTTTCCACTAGGAGATCCAGTAACGGGAAAAGATATTAAACCTAAAGTCCAATCATTGGGTACAGTTCTTAAATAATCTCTAAAATAATCCCTCATTCCGTATTGAGAAATTTCTGTTATACCATCTCTAGATAATCTTAATATAACACCTCTGTATCTATCACAAAAATACTTTCTATAACCAAAAATAGCAAAAGATTCTGGATTGTCACTTATACCATATTCACCTAAATATGGAACAATTTGCCCTATAACAGCGCCCATTAATTGAGTGGCAGTACCACTTTCAGTAGTATATATAGTATCTTTATCTATTAAAGCTCTGTTAACTTTGTTTTCTTGAAATATTATTAAGTTAGTATCTTCTGTGTATAATTTTTGAATTGATCCTTGAGCTGGATCTAAACTTCTAGTTATATCTACACCGGTTGAAAATTGATTAGTCTCGTTTATACCTGTTCTAGAATTAAAAATACCTGAGTATATTAAAGAACTTTTTCTATGTACTTGTTTGCTCTCTGGATCTACTAAGTAAGCCCTAGCTCCAAGATCTACTGACATGTTATTATATCCTCCTCTAATTCTACTTTCTTCTACAAACCAGTTCTGTGCAAATGGAATTACTGGAGTAGAAGTAGTTCCAGCAAATTCACCAGGTGTGGCCCCAGTCCCATATGGAAAAACAGGAAATGCATTTGCTAGTACTTTATCAAAAGGATTCCATGGAAGCCCAGGCCATGTGGATGACTTTACATCGGTGCTTCCACCATAGTTCTTTGTAGCTTTCTTTAACCAGAAGGAATTAAAATATTTTATATCTATACCGTACGCCATAATTAAATTATCACTTATTTTAAAATATTATTACTAAGTTACTTTAACAGTAATAACACTTGATGTTATAGAAGATCCTCCACCATCTGTAACTTTCAAGGACACAGAGTAAGTTCCTGCAGGTATAGTAGAAGTAGTCATAAGTTGAACAGTACCTTCTGTTGTTTGTGGTCCTAGTGTAAAATAACTTACCGGTGTTGTTCCTAACGCTTGTGAAGCTATATCAAAAGTTAATTCTTTTTTGTTTAAAGAAGTATTAGCACTTCCATTAGTAGCAGAAACATTTGTAACTACTCCTCCAGCTGTAGTCAAACTAAATGTTGTTCCAAGTCCAACGAAAGTTGGAGGACTGTTAAGCAAGCTTATAGGTCCTATACTTTTATAACTAACAATAGTGGAAGCTGCTTCAGTTATCTTCATGTAAAAAGTAAACTTATTTAAATCGTTGTCTGCCCAATGTAAGAAGTTATAATTAGTGTTTATTCTAAACTGAGAGGGAGGTCCGGCTGTATGCTCTGTTAAAGTAAATCTACTAGTAACATCATTACCTTTTCCATCTAAAACTTCAACAATAGACATATCACAGTTTAAAGCTGTTTTAACACCACCTGTATTATTAACAGCAACAAAATCACCACTATTAGTACCTGTCACTTGATAACCAACTGATTGTGCTTCTACAAAACCAGAAGGTGAACCAGTTACGTTTAAAGGAACAATGTCAGTGCTGTAATTAGTAACAGTAGTACCTCCAGTTAAACCACCCCAACCAGTACATATTTCTGTTGTGTTAGCTAGTATATCAGTATTTAAACTTGATACATCTCCAGATGTAGAAGTTTCCCAATACAAATCTATATTAGAATTAACAGGTTTAGTTTCGTACACTGCCAGTGTAGGTCCCATTCCGTCTACAGCTGTTTTTCCCCATTCAGTATTTTGAGTTCTAATCTTTCCGAGCAGTGGATTTGATTTACTATCGTAAAACTGTGGATCAGGTTCAGCAACAGTTACTTTAAAAGTGGCAGTTTCAAATGGTGCTGTTTGAGCTGGGTAAGTCATTTGCACAATGTCTCCATTTTTATAGCCAGACCCTCCATTTGTAATACTTACAGATGTTACAACTCCACCTACATCAGTTAGCGCAACGTTCAAACCTGTGCCAGATCCGCCTCCAAGAGTTTGTGGTGAAGGAACTGGTGATGTATATATGCCACCTCCACTTATTATCTCTATACCACTAACTGTTCCGCTTCCATTAATTAAGTCTAAATCTCTACCTGTTCCTATAGTAACTATATCTTCAGGTATTAAATTTTTACCTACAACATATGGATATGCTTGTCTCGTGTTTAAATTAGTAGTCCAGTTATAAACTCTAGGATAAAGCTCGACACTTGCGTTTTCGAATCTAGCTAACTCATCTTCTCTTTCTTTAATTCTTTTTTCTGCCTCTTCAACTAGCTGATTATAATTTGTTAAAATATTTGTAAGAGATTCAGCACTTTGTACGTTACCTCCCATTTGAGCTAACACATATTCTTGAAAATTAGGCTTTTCTGGTTTATTACCGCTTCTAAATAAAGCTTGTTCTGGTCCAACAGTTTTTAAATCTCTTGGAACTTTATTTATGTTGTCGCTGTGTAGCACCATGTAAGATATTGGGTTATCTTGTCCTGGCAATGTACCTGCTACACTTGGGTTGTTAGGGTTGGTAGATCCAACTAATACTCCTGGAAAATATATATTGTAATATTCTTGTTCCTTCTGTTTAACAACAACTTTATAGCTATACCAACCTGTTGGATTAGATTCACTCCACAAACCTGGATAGCCTTCATCGGCAATACTTGATGGTATAACATCATAAAAAATCATTCTTAAACAGTCTCCAGGCCAAGTGTCTGTAGCTGAATACAAGTTACCAGCTGATATAGAATCTCCATCCGAAAAAGAACTTTGTTTGTAATTGTGAAAAATTGTAGAAGCTTTACCATTAGCTTGAGAGGTAGGTATAGGAACAGATTGCCTACCATATAGATCAGATAAAACAATAGCAGTATCATATGATCTGTTTTGCTTTAATGTATGATTTTGATATTCTTTTCTTATTGGAGAAGTTATAGCACTAGGGTTTGCTGTACCATCACCTTGTAAAGCTCCTTTTACAGCAACAGAGGTTTGATAGTTTAAAGTTTTAGGAGGAGTTCCTTTATCTATATAGTTACCATAAATAACTCTGTTACCTGAAACCTCTTGACTAGCTGCTCTTAATGGCACTCTATCTGAAACTCTTACTATCTCGTCATTAGGTAGAACCTTGTATGGTTTTTGCGAGTTGTAAATATATGGCAACCTATGAAGATTTAAAGCAGTCGTAGTTGCGCTAGTAAAATCTTCTTTACTTATTTTGTCTATTAAATACAAAGCTAAACCATTAGCTTCTTTATATATAATTTGTATTTCTTTAATTTTAAAAACAGCGTCAGCGTCACTCCATAAACCACTAGTAACTCCATTTGTTGGTGGAGGTATCATTAAAGTTATTTGATTAACTTTATTTCTCATAAACCTAACTTCAGTATCTTTGTAAGCAACGTCAACATCTTCTTGATCAGGAACCCCAGAGGCTTGGTTTTTCTTTGCTAAGAAATAACCGTCCTGTTCAGGCACAAAACATATTTGAGTAAATGGAGCCAATAAAGAGTATTCATTGTCTTCAAACTTAAACCTATAGCTAAATCTAACAAATTTTTCTTTTAAAAAATCTGCATCACCTTCCCAATTAGCACCTAACTCTGATGGGCCAAAAGGATTATTAGTAGCGTTATCTGGCAGTAAATTACTAGTCATATCCCTCATTGTACTGAAATAATCAGTATAATCATCTCCACCTACAGTAAGTGTTTCATTCTTTATAAGAACTGCCGCGGTGTTTGGGTAATACTTTGCAACTGAAATTTGATGTTCTAAAGTGTAATAAGTAGAGTCGTTTAAAGCAGAAGTAATATTTATTTTTCTAGGTTGGTTCCTATTATCTGTCCAGAATAGTAAATTTTCAAGAAGATTTACTCCAGTTATAATATGCGTTTTAGAAAAATTTAAAAAAGCTCCTTCTACTAAAATATTGTATGTAGTACTGTTGATGTTGTATACACCAATAGCACACTTAACATTAGAAAAACTCCCATCATTAGTATGTACACTTAGCCTATCTGCTGAAGTATCTATAAAGTTTGTTAAAAAAACAAAGACTCTATCATTATCTAAATCTGTGTATTTGCCTATAATATCTATCTGATCATTAACACTATATCCAAAATCAGTAACAGATATATTTCCCAACACGTTTTCTAAAGCACCAACATCAGCATCTTCAGACCTTGAAACTGCTACATTCTGCGCATCTCTATATTCTTGATTGTGTATTAACCTGTCATCTAAGTCTTTATTCATTTTAGACTTAATGAAAGTATTTTTTGCTTCTGCCATTTAATTAATGTTTAATCCATTTAGACTTACCTCTCATAATTTGTACGAACTCATCTAACTTAATATTAGATAATCTAATCTTAGCATTTCTTAAAGCTGCTCTTCTATCTTTTTTAAATCTTGCTACAGTATACTCTTGAACACCAGTTCTTCCTGCTAAAATTGAATAAGCTATATGCATATACATTGCTTCCTCTGCCATTTTAGGAACTTTAGTATCTCCTTCGTAAGCTAATCCGTCTGATATGTACTCTAGCAGTATTAATCTACCACTTAAGTTACTACTAAAAGAAAACTTATTTTCTCTTTCATTAATCGTAAACCAACCATTTGTCTGAGAAGTAGCAGGGTTTAACCCATATCTTTGGCCATAAGCAAGCTTTTGCCAACTCCAATCATATACTCCAGCATTGTATTGATCGGTGTTATAGGCTCCAGATAGTTTATAGTCAGAAGCTTCAGACCAACGCTTTTCAGTTAACGAAGTTCCTTGTAAGTTACTACCAAAGTTGTCTTGAGTAGGAACTCCTTCATTATCTTGAATAGGTATGCTAGTTGGATTACTAGTTAGTTGTGTAGGATATATTATATGTTTAACGCCTAATTCATCAACCCAAGACATTTTAACATAGTTAACGTAATCTTGTGGTATGATTAAAGACAAACTTGGAGGTATAACTAATTCCTGTGACTTTATACTTCTTAATGTATCATAGCTAAACTCTTGTAATCCTCTTTTAGCGTGAAACATTACATCTGTTCTAGCCGCTTTTGGTATTAACTTACCTGCTCCAACGTAGGCAATTAAAAAGTTAGTAACTATATCGTTTATCGTTACATAAGCATACCCACCATAATTATTTTGAACAGCACTTGTAGATAATTCTACTTTAACATACACATTAGCAGGTATTGCTGCTGTTATAGTTATTAAACTATTTATATTAGGACCTACAGGTGTTGTTGACACCGCGTAAGCTAATATGTATTCAACCCAAGAGCCAGATGTACCAGTAGCAGAAGTATATATTTTAAAATTATTTAACGCATACTCGTTAACTGTAGGATCCCAACTAGTAGCACTACCTAAAGATAATGGAGTGTTAAAGGTAAAAGTAAAAGTTTGTCCAGCACTACCTAACGCATCCGCTTGAAGTATTTGTGTGCCTGCGTAATATTGTTCGTTTGTTTCTCTTATTGCTCCCATATTTTATTAACTTTTTTCTAGTGCTTCATCTTGAGCTATCATTTGAGCTGCGCTTTGTATTATCTGTGGATCTCTAATCACAACACCGCAGTACATTAATATATTCATTATTATATTAGTTTGTTCAGAAGGATGTAACTCAAATTGAGTTGAACCATAAGTACTACCTGAGTTGAAGTCTGCAGCAGTTAAAGTAATATCTAAATCACTAGTTGGTGCACCTGTAAAAGCCCCTTGATCTACTTTTAAAACATCACCAACATTGTATCCTGATCCAGGCGTGGTTACAGTAACCGATGTCACAGTTCCACTACTGACTACAGCTGACAATACAGCACCAGTACCACCAACTGGAGCAACTGTTGTTGCTAAATTAGTTTTAACTCCATCAGGAGCAACACCTGTAGGATTTGTTAATATAGAACTTAATGACCCTCCATTATTTAGCAGATTAGCTCCATAAATAGTGCTATCATAAACGTATTGTCCTAAACTTCCAACATAATAACCCCATCTAGGATCGATAGGAGCTTTAACATAATAAGCTATCACGCCTGAGGTTATGCTACTTGGATAAATAAAAGCTTTACTAGGAGCAGCTGAAGGTGATTCAGTACCCTCTAAAATGTATAAAGGATTAGATGTAGTTGGAGTTGTTAATGAAGACTTATTTACTAATAGATATTTTCTTCTATCAATTTTTTGTATTTCTTTTTCTCTATAAGCCAATATACCTAACCGATGAACATCAGTAGGTAAAGAAAAGTGAGGGTTAGAGTAAGTACAATTGCCAAACTTTTTAAAAACGTCAATTTTTTCTTCTAAGTTTTTAACTCTGTCAGCGTACTCGTCACTGTTTTGAGGCACACGTAATTGTTGGTTAAGTTCGTCAAAGTACTGTTCGAATATTTCTCTTTGTACTTGAATTCCTAACTTGTTAAATTCATCTGGAGTAACATATCCTCTTTGCTCTTTGTTGAGAATATACAACACTGTTTTATAAACTATATTTACGTTTACCATATTAATATTTTTTAAAAAAAAAGGATGGCGGTTAAGCCACCCTTTTATAATTACATGTTAAGAGAGTTTTTTCTCTATAGACTTGTAAACTTCTAAACCTTCATCAGTCTTAAACCACGCGGCCATAGCTGAGTATGGATTTTCATCAAACGGAACAGTCATTAATTTACGACCATTAGTTGCCCATTTAAAAGTTCTTTGATCACTAGACAACTTAACAATATTTGCTTCTACAGATTTAATAGCAAAATTTCTAAGTATAACATTCTCATCTTGAGCTAAATTAATAAATAAAGCTGGGTTTCTTTTTGCAAGCAATATACCATCTCTTTTTATTTCTTTAGATGTCAAGTTGGAAACACTAGACCCTTGTTCAACTCTAAGTATTGCTTCTAGTTGTTCAATGTCAATGGCCCTAGCTAAACCTACAGCATCATCTTCTAGCTCCAAGTATTCTAATTCATCAACTGCTTCTACCTGTCTATCTAATTCTTTAAATATAACACCGTTGTGAGGATGTATACTTAAAAACTCTTGCAAGCTTCTTTTGTTTTTAGGAACATGCAAAACTCCATCTGCAAAAACAATGTGTCTTAATGTAGCACTTCCTTTTTGCTCATCAACAAATATAGACTTTTGATTAGTAGCATACCTTAATTCTCTTTCGTAACCAAGTTCTGGGTCAAACCAGACTAATGGGTACTTGCGAGTATGTCTACTTGGTATTGTATAAGACAAAGGAGATTTTCCATCGCTTAAATAATAATTTCTATCTTTGTATTCCCAAGTATCTTTTACTTGAGTAGTTTTTTCTTTTGTTTTTTCCATGATATAATATAATATAATAATAATTAAAAAGACCCCGCCTAAGCGGGATCATTATTTTAAAGACTAAGTTAACTTAACAGAACTAACAGAAACTCCAGTAGGAAGTCCTGTTAAAGTAATGTCTTGTTGAGGTCTTTGACAAGCTTTAACCATTGCTTTATCAAAAGCAACAGTTACCGCTGTGGCATTGGTTGGAGATCCACCAGTTAAAGTGATCGTCCATAGTCTTTCGTGATCTGATTCTATTTGAGGAATATAAACTTTATTAAAAGAATCTAAAAGTGCAGGTTTCAACACGCTGGTCCATTGACCTGCAAGTGGACGCATAATGTAACCTTCAGTTTCATCTCCTAATAAATCTTCTTCAATAACTGTTAATGTAATGCTTCCTGTAAAGTTAGCACCGCCAGATTGAGTTATAGTTAACACATCCCCTACTTTATAACCTGTACCAGCGGTAAAAGTTAAAGTAGTAGCAGCAGTCGTACCACCAGTAATTGTAACAGTAGCTTTAGCACCTGTTCCAGATCCACCAACAGCGTCCAGTGATGGAGTACCATTAGCTACCCATACCATTGCTGATATGTCTAGTTGTGTATCTGTAGCAGCTGGTCCGATTGCTCCTGCAATAAACGCTCCACTAAGTGGAACTTTAATACCATTTTGCATAATATATATTTTTAAAGTTTAACTTGGTTGAGCTGTGTTACTAGGTACAGCAAGTGGAACACCACTGTCTAAATAAGCGCCTACTCCAACCACATCTGATGCATTAATAATACCACCTTGATTTTTATTGATACGTCTTACGAGTATCTCTAAATCATTAGCTTGTTTTTGCGTAATTGCCGAAGCAAATTTTGCAACAACAGCCCAAACATTTGTGCCAGCAGCTGACGCCACATTGTAATAAAATATAACATCTGCATCTGTAGGATCGTTTGCAGCAAGTCCTACTCTATACACGTTTTCAACATTTAAGTGAATGCTGTTGTCAGCATCCAATTCGAATTTCATAAAGTTTGCCATAATTTTTTATTATTTAAAGGTTAATAAAGAGAGTGACCTAAGCCACTCTCACTATATAATATTAAACCGCTTTGAATAACACAAAGTTATTAGCTGCTTGAGTTACTAAACATCTTTCAGTTAAGAAGTGTACAGACATTGCATCAACACCTGAAGTGTAAGCTCCACCAACTGAACCAGTAATCCAGTTTTTGTATCTTCTATCTTCAGTTTCAGAAGCTCTATATCTTACGTGTAAGAATGGACGTCTGATGTTAGCACCTAACATTTGATCGTATACTGTTGAAGTTCCAGCAGGAATCAAAACACCATCAATTGCTTTAGATAAACCTCTAGTAGAAGCATCGTTTAGATATTTCCAATCAGTTTTGTAAAAGTCATAAGAACCTCTTCTAAAACCAGAAAATCCAAAGTTTAATGCCATGTCTTCTTCATTGTCAAAAAGACCGTAAGAAGCAGAAGCAGTTGAAGCATAACCTCCACCAGCCATAGCTGCGATCATATCATCAAAATCAAGAGCTGTTTCTCTCTGTAAGAAAAGCATGTTTTCTTCAATAGCGCCTTGTTTATCTAGGTTTTTAAGAATTTCATCGAAATCACCCATAGCACCAGCTCCAGGAGCAGCAGCACCAGCAAAACCTTGATATACGTTACCTCTAGCTTCAATAGCTTTAAATAAACCTTGAGTACCTTTAAGGTTAACGCTTGTTTGATTAGGCATAGCAACTGTGTGACCAGCTAATTCACCTTCAACCAAAGCCATTTCCATGTAATCTTCAAATCTTAATCTAGTTTCAGATTCAGCTTTTAAATACCAAAGATATCCAGATGTTCCATCTTCAGTAGCAACTTCAACCCATCCTATTTGAGCAGCATCAGAACCATTAACTTGGTACTTATCTCTAATAATAATTGGTGAGTTATTGAACTCTGTAAAACCAGGTTCGATAGAAGCCATAGAAGCGTCATCAGATCCTTTGCCAAATTCTGAGCCGTAAACAAACAAGTTAACATCATTAGCAGTTGTTAACGCTTGTAAAGCGGCTGGAAAAGCAACAGCAGCATAAGGAACTACAACTATTTCAGCTACAGTAGCTGGAGCAGTTGGTTGTGTCACTGTTGATACAATTGCTTTAGAAGTAATCAAACCAGTAGCATTATCTGCTATTAAAATGGTTTGGTTTGCTTTTATAGCTACAGTGTTGTTACCTCTACCACTAGTAGTTGGGTTAGCGTTAGCCAACTCAATTTGAATAGTGTTAGTAGGTGCAGCACCTTTTACGTTACATTCATTATATGATACATGTAACCTATTTTGTTCAGTCCAAATTACTTGATCAGAAGTCATTGGCATTTCAGCGCCAACCATTCTTAAGAATCCAGATAGTGTTCTATTTCCATATCTCTCTACTTCTTGTTCGTAAAGTTCAGGTAAATATTGTTGTGCCCAGTCAGAAGATCCATCAGCAAAATTTAGATAATTGTTATCTAAAGCTTGTTTCTTTTGAGCTGGTATTAAGCTTGCAGGAAAACTCCCGCTTGTTGCAAATCCCATAATTTTTAATTTTTGTTATTTATAGTTTTCTTTTTTTAATTTTTAACTTAGAACTATCTACACCGTTCACTGCTTTTACTTTTAATCCGTTTATAAATACATCAGATGGAGCGGATTGTCTTGCTTCACCTCCTATATTTTTAGATTTTGCGTTTATATTTTTAATAGCATCAGCTTTGCCTTGCTCGTAAAAATGTTTAGCAATAGTATCCGCGTTGCGCGCAGCGTACATAGCTTTATGATAACTTCTGTGATCTTTAACACTACCATCTTCATCTAAGAACGTCTTAACCCAATTGGAAATGTTTGATTGAGCATCAGCAACTTCATTAGGATTATTAATTCCATATCTAAATTTTTTCTCGCCAACGTTAAATTCAAAACCTTTGAATTCGTTAGTGAACATTTGTTTAGTTGTAGATTTAAAATCCTCGTGTTGTTGTTTAGCTATTTCTTGTTCTTTGTTATATCGGTTGAAAAAGTCCATTGCTTTTTGTTGGTCTTGAGTGGTACCAGGTCTCAACTTGATTTCCTCGTAATATTCACTCTTAAGATTATCTAAAAAACCTTTTGCTTTCGCAACCTCTTCTTTAATCGCAAGTTTTTTCCTGCGAATTTCTTTTTCTTCATCATAACTTTCATCATATGAAAATTTATCTTCTAGTTGAAGTTCAATTTCATCTGCTGTTAAGTATGGTTTATTTTTCTTGTAATATTCTTTTAATAAAGCTTCGTCACTAACTCCAGAATAGTCAGCATTTAACCTAACATAGTCTTCAATAGTGCCGCCAGTATCATTCATAAACTTTGTTAGTTTTTCAATATTTTCCGGCAAAGTTTTATGGCTATGTACTTCAGCTTTAGGTGTAGAAGCTACTTGAGGTTCTACTTCCTTTTCTTGTTCACCAATTTTTATTTCTTCTATAGGCGACCCACTCTCTTCTTCGACTTTCTCTTTTTTAACAGGTGGCACTTCTGGTGTGGATGTTCTCGCATCCATTTCTTGTACATTGCCGGTTTGTTTATTTTCATCCAGTAACACTGGTTCTGACTTTGGAACGGCATCTTCTTCTTTTTTAGTTTCTTTGCTTGTTAAATCTAATTTAACTGTTTCATTTTTTTTAGAAGTTAATTTTCTAGGTTTTTTCTTTTTCATTTTGAAATCACCTTCTTGTTCAACCCCTAATGTTGTTGGTTCTTTTGACATAATATAATATAATAATTAATGTTTACTTAGGATCAAATTGTCCTAAGTTTATTCCACCCAAAACATCATTACCTGTAGATTCAAAATCTATTGGTCCTGAGTCGTTTTGTCTTTGGTTTGTTATCTCACTTTGTTGAGTAGCTTCCATTTTAACTCTTCTGTCTTTCCTATCTTCTCTATTAGTTTCTCTTGATTCTATCTCTCTTTCTTTAGTAGTAGCTAATTGCATGTTATATTTGAACTCTTGCTGCATTAACTTTTCCTTAATCATTGCTTCTTGCTCTAACTTGTTTATTTCAAATTCGCTTTTAGCTTTTTCTAAAGAAATTTTTTGCTCTGTTAATACTTGTTGTTTTTGAGTTTCAGCTAAAGCTGTTGCTTCAGCGGCTTGAGCATTAGCTTGGGCTTGAGCTTGAATATTTGCTTGCTGAGCTTGTTGATCAGCTTGCTGCTTTTCTTTTCTTTTAAGTTTTAATAATTGATTAGCTAGTTTTAAATTGTTTACTTGCCTAACATCAATAGCATCTTCTAAGTTTATAGACTGTTGCTGAAGAGCCATTTGAATATTTTGTTCGAGTTGTGCTTTTTCTTCATCATCTGGCTCTAACTCTAAGAATATTCCAAAGTCATACAAATGTATTTCACTTAACTCAGCTAACGTCCCAACATTGTAAGAACTAATACTGTTTATTAAAGCTTCTCTTGTTAAGTCAAACTCTATAGCATCAGATATTCTTAAAGAAACATTTTCACACATCATAGCTGTTAAGTACAAACTTCCTTGAAGAATATGCCTAGTTGCTACATTAGAATTAGCAGCGGCTAACTTTTGTAACCCTACTAAAGCGTTTTTATCTGGCATACTTCCATCTCTTGCTTCATTTAGACCGGTAACATCTCTTATCATTTGTAGATAATATTGATAAGTTTGAATCAACGATGCTATTTTAGCTTGTGCGCCAGAGGTTTGTAATTCTTGTATAGGAACTTTGCCAGGGTTAATATCTCCGTCTTGAGTAAAAGATCTACCAACTACACTACCAGTTTGAAAGTACATGTTCAATGCTTCAGCTGGGTTATAGCTAGTTCCATTTCCTAAATCAATTTCACCTAATCCATCAACGTCTAAGAATACACCATCTGGAACCATTCGAGAAAGAACTTGTTGTAACTTTAAAGAAGTTAAGTTTATCATGTCTGCAAAACCCATAGTTTTACTAACTATAGATTCTATTTTTCCTCTATAGATTCTTGGGGCACAAATAGCGTAGTTCATATTAACTTTGACCAAGTTAGATTTTGGTCTTACCATGTTTTTAGCTAACTCCCACTTTAACATTTTCTCATGTCCAAGTATTTTAGCACCCGAATAAAGCACTTCTATTGACCTTGATGTTGTATCAAAATTATCGTTAGGCTCAGGGTTAAAAGTATCTGGTTTTTCCAAAGCTTTTTCTAACCCTTGAGAAGTGTGTTTAATTTTAAATACTTGATTAGTGTATGTTTTATATTCAAAATATAATACTTGTACTGTATTATTGTCTTTTCTTCCGTTCCAGTTTCTAGTATAATTTTCATTACCAGTGTATTTTTGAATCTCTTCTAAATCTGTTTCTGTTAAATATGGAAACTCTTTTTTTAATTCTGGAATACTTATACCTTTAACTTCACCAACATACCATACGTCTTCAAAATTAGGATCTTCAGTATACGAGTACACTAGATTAGCTGGATCTACATAATCTATAGTAACACTTTCTGATCTATTAAATCCAGTTTTAACTGCACCAATACCTAGAACTGTTAAATCATAATCCATTCTTCTTTTAGTTAGATCATATTTGTTTCTAGCCATAGTGTTAGTAATTGCTTCTTCCTCTGCTATTTCAATAGACTGCTTATAATCTAGTTGCATATGAATAGACAATTCTTGTTCACTTTCAGGTACCTGTTCTCTGTTTTGAGCATTTGAAATATCTATACCTAAACTTTGCTTCACTGCATCTAGATATGCTCTAGTAGCTATATCTCTGTGAATAGCTTCTGCATATTGAGTTCTAGCTTTTTGAGATGCTGGATCTTGTGCGTATGCTTTAACATCGTAAACTCTTTGTGACATTCCATTTACTATTATGTCTACAAACTTGGAAAGTACTGGTATAGGTTTCCAATCTAAGTTTAAATAAGACAAATCTCCGTTTATAGATAATTCATCTTTATATTTTTGAATAGACTGCTCCCCTCTTGCGTATAACCTTAAGTTGTGGTAATTGTTATAATTATTTATATACCTATTGTTTCTTGCGTATCCAAACCATTCTCCTTCAATTGCACGTCCTACTTTAAGACCATAATCCCAAGTTTCTTTTTCTACATCAGGTACAACCTGATCTGGAAACGTACTATTACTATCAGTATAAATCATTCTTATTTTATTATTTTTGAAATTGATCCTTTATTGTCATACCTCTTAATACCTAAATTAATATGTTTGGTTTTTCTATCTGCAGTAGGCTTATACTTATTTCTATTACAAGCCATTATTGCTAACCCAGAACTTATAGAAGCATCATGTTTGGTTCTTTTGTTTATATCAAATTTTGCCCAATCCTCTAACGTTCTTTGAAAATACATATTTCCCGCCTCTTCTCCATTTAACCCTACATAATCATTTATGTAAGATTCTATAGCGGCGGCGTGTGATTGTTTTATGTCTTCACTTGAATTAGGTATACCCCCTATTTCTTTTTCTGCTACCGACAACTTGTTCCATATTTTATCCGGTCTATTCATTGAAAAACCTCTATAACCTCTTCTTTTCAAATAATACAATAACCTAGGTTTATTGTTTTCAGCTAATATAGGCATACCGTAAAAAACTAAAGCCATAAGTATTTCTTCAAAAAATATATCCGCTGTTTGAGGTCTAGATATATATTCTAAAAAAAAGTGATTTGGAGGGGTGTCTTCCATGCTAAATTTAGTTAACCCGTGAAAAGCTCCATTAGAACCTCTTCCATCTACAGTTCCACTAATATCATAACTATCACAACCAAACGCACCAACGTGTTCGTTTCCAGGATACTTAACTCCATTTTTTAATATCACACTATTTTGAAGATTTTTAGGTGGTACCCATGATATATTAAATCTACCACTAGAATTAGGTACAAATATTACTTTAGTATCTTTTATTCCATTTTCCCATTGAAAACCACCTTGAGTGACGTTAGCTTTGTTGTTTAAAGATTCATTATAATCTATCTGTTCGTATATCTTTACTAAGTTAAATAGACTTTGTTTAGTTTCATCTCTAAAGGCATGTTGTTCTGTTCTTGGAAATTGACGATAGTATTCATTTAAACCATCTTGATCTTGTTTTAATCCTTCAACCTCATTATTCCAATGCTCTACAACACCAATATCTATGTAGTTGTTATCTATACCTAACACAGGTTTTTTAGGGGTATCAAATACTGGATAACCGTACCTGTCTATAAATCCTTCATAGTTCCATTCCATTGGTATGAACAGTGAATATAAACCTTCTTTTGTTTGACCGTTTCTGTTTCTTTCTAAACAGTTTGATCCTTGATAAATATCTTTAAAGTTTTGACCTCCTTTGTCTAAAGCATTAGAAGTCGACCCCATCATACACTTACCAATTATTCTACTACCTAACCTTAAACAAGTTTTAGTTACCTTCCAGTTATTCTTTATATTATCAGGTCTTTCCCACTTACCACTTTCATCGTGTCCTAACAGTTTAAGTTTTTCACCATCATAACTATTATCTCCTGTGTTCTTCCAATCTATAGTAGTGTCTAATCCATCTAGTTCTCTAAGTTCTTCGTTTGCCTCAATCTTTCTACGTGTAAGCTTTGACGCTGGCACTCTATAGGCAAGTTCGGTTTTAGGACGATCCATACCATCTTGTATGGGTTTGAAGAAGAACGGATAATTAATTGAGATCGGTACAACTTTATCGGTAAACATTTTCTTGGCATCAGCTCCTGATTTGGATAGTATGCCATATCTTGAATCACTGGATATTGTTGCTTGGTTGACCAGTTCTGCGGAACACATAAAGGAAAAACCCGATCGTCTGTTTTTAAGGTAACACATTCCATAAGCTCGTGTATCTGCTTTACAGGCTTCCCAAAATATGAAGAATAACCTATTTGCTTCCCTATAGTCTGGCGCTCCGATATCAATCTTTGACCATTGCAAGTACATGTAATGAGTACCAGTGATATAAGTAGGTTCACCATTGTTATAAAACCAAAACCCTTCATCTCTTCTTTTAAATTCTTCATCTATATAGTCCCACCATTCTTCCCTGAAGTCTACTGGGTATTTCTCCCAGTCAAACCTACTCTTAATTTTTTTTAATTCTTTTGGGTATTCGAACTGTTCCCAGTATTGTCCCGATTTATCTTCGCTTCGTTTAAACGGTTCATGTTCTGCTGGTAAAGCAATGCGGAGATTTTGTATCTTAATGATCTTTCCAATTTTTCCAGTTTTACTTATTACAATAAAATCATAATCTTTGTTGTAACCATACTCCCATTTTTTTAATCTATTATTCTTGGATAATATTTTAGGATTAACAACATCTTTAACTTCGCTCCATAAACTTTGTTCGTACATTACTTACTCCTCCCCTCGGCAAATCCTCTAAATTCTCTTTGAGGTTTTTCTTCTTCTTTGATTTTCCCATTGAGCATTGCTTCCTCTTGTTCCATCCTGTTGAGGATTTCAAAAGCATCAAATATAGCAAGTTTTTTAGTGGCAGCAGCATTTTTAAGTCTATCTGCAGTAACATCATCATCAGTATCGACGATTGGTTCTTTAGCGACTTTAATGAGTTCTTCAACCGCAATGCGCCCAGCTTGGATTATACTCTTCTTCGTTTCCTTTGCGTTCATGTCTTATAGCAATATCATTTGATTTCATACAATATAAACGTTCTCCTTCTATTATAAACTCAAATTCAGAGTTTGGGGTAAACGTTATTAAATCACCGCTTTTAATGCCGTTAGAGGACAGTTTGTCATTACTGTACTTGATAATACCTTTCAATGGTTTCTCTTTCTCTAGTGTCATCTTATCATCGTTCTTGAGCGGTTTAACAAAACAGTAGTTAAGATTTGTTTTCCAAGAGTTATTATTTTTGTATAAATATATTTGTTCTATATCACAAAAAAATAAATCATCTTTAAAAAATGATGCAGAGTTTTTCTCTCTACCTTTCATATCGTAAAACCTACGGAAAACATTGTGATGAAGGACTACTTCATCACCTGGTTTTATTTTTGTTTTAAAAGCTTCTGGTACAATTTCTACTATAGCGTTTTTACTAACTGATTCAAAGGTTTCAATCTTTGTATTTATTATTAGTTCTTGGCCGTTTAGTTCTATAGTGTTGTTGTATCTTTCTTTCTTAGGTTTAATTAAAAATCTATATATACTCTTCATTAGTATTCAAGATCAAATTCAACAGCTATAGCCATATTGGAATTAAACTTCTTCCATGGTAAAACCTCATCATTCTTTTTTATGTAGATCATGTACTCTCCATCTGAATCGTTGGTGACTATATCACAAATAGTGTGGCCACCGTAAACTTGTTGACCGACTGAGTAATGCATAGCTTCGTTTTTGTAATCAGCACCAATACTGATCTTTCTTATTACACTAGACATCTTAATCTACTTTACTTAATTCTTGTTCTTTCTCTATTTCAGTGTACTCTCCAGTCTCTAAATTAATATTAACTGCTCCGTACTCTTTTTCTAATTCGCTTTTTACATCTTCAACCTCTTGATTGATTCCAGCAAACTTATGTAACAACCCGTGTTTCTGAGCTTCTAAAACTCCCACTTCATGCATTATAGAATTTAATGCTTTTTGTTGTTCTTGAATTTGTTTCAACTGTTCTTCTTTAATTTTCATTTAATTTAATTTTTATTTTTTCTTCTTTTCTTTCCGCGATTAGTTCGCATCCTCACCCTTCTTCGTTTTCTTTTTTTCTTCTTTTTGGTGACTGAATTTCATTTTACTTCTTCTTCTATCGGTTCTGACCAATCTGGCGTACTCATCAATTCTAAACATTCTTCATGACTTAAAATCTGTGAAGGGGTTACAGATCCATCTTTTATAAAAGTAGGCTCTGCATTGTATTTAATTATAAAAAGAGTATCATCTAAACTCCTTCTAATTGTTCCTGCTGAACTTTGCCCCACTTGGCTAAAGTCAATGATTACTAAATCTGTTGCAATATTACAAATTGCATAAGTTAAATTATTACCCCCTACTGTAATGGGATAATTGTAACTCTCTAAATTAAATTCATTTTCCATTTTTATATATTATTATGTTGGTACATCTGTTTCTCTATCGCTTTCAGTCATATTGTAACTAAGAGCATTTGAAGTGCTATTAGGTGCTTCCCCTACCCTATCCTCTATGGTCATATTTGCAGATGTTCCGTTGTTACTTCCAACAGCGTCGGGAACAGTCCAGTTTGTGCTAAAGGTTGCTTGTTCACCCATTCTCCAATGTGCTACTGGTGTAACAGGTAAAGTTGTAATAGTACCCGAATTATAAATTGCTGTTACGTTTTCCTGAGTTAAAGCAACGTTAAAAA